ATTTTAGAAACACTTTCCAAGGAGAATGGATAATGCAAATTGATGAGAATGAATTCCGTTTAGCTTGTCAGTTAAAAGATAAGGATTGGCTGATCGAAAGGGTTATTCAGGCTAACAGTCTGATATTGGATGGTCATGCGCTAATCAAAAAGGCGCAGATTATGATTGATGGGACGATGAAAGCTATATCGGATCATCAAGGAGAATCAACACCGCATACTGACGCAGATATTAAGCTATATACCAGTGTTGCATCACTCATTCGTGCCCTTGGATGGTCAGGTGATTCTAATCGGGAAAATGAGTAGGCTTGCGAAATCTATAGAATTTGAAAGTCGATTTATTTCTAATCGGAAAATCGACTGGGTGAGGAAATCTAGCTAGTTATTTATACGATTTATTTCTAGATAGAATTTCTGGATGCCTATTGAAGTTCCGGTTTGAAGGCGGAACTTTTTGCAAATATTTCTGAAAGATTATTCAATTAGATTGGCAAGGATTTCTGCGGAGATTCGGCTGATAATTTACGCAGGATTTGCGGAGATTGCTTGGCCGTGCTGCTCCCATCTCTGGAGCGTCATCCGCAGGATTGCGGGGGCGATTTTATGTGATAGCTGAATATATAATTCTATAGCTGAATATATATTCTGATATAGTGTGATATGTCCTGATATATTTTGCTAGCAATTTCTAGCTTTAGCTAGCACCTGATAGCACCTGATAGCAGACTATAGCCCCCGATATCAGGTGATATCATTTGATATCAGTTGATAGCACATGATAGCATATGATATCATGATATACATTTAATATATTAGAACACATTTTAATTTGTTCTAAGATATTTTTGATATCAATGCGTTACATGGTATTTAACTGATATCTCCTTATATCCTATTAGATACTTGTCCTTTGTGGATGCATTCTATTATCGGCAAAAATGCCTAGCAGTCAATGTGTATGGTTGTATTTGTAATGTTAGCTTTTTATCGATAAAGTTTAAAATGATATCATTTTTGTTTTTTTTGTTTTTGTTGATATTTTGGTTTTTTTTATTTTGTTTGGCATTAAATGTGCATGAATAGATAAGCTATTTTTGCACTTTATTTGTAGCTAGTTTACTGGTGCCATTTTTGGGCCTATTTTTAGCGATCCCAAAAATCGACCCTAAGCCCATGCATTGGCTAGATCGTCGATCTAATGCGATTTTGTCTTTTTCAGGCTATTTTGTTTAACTTTGTATTATTTTTGGTTATTTTCGATTTTCTTTGCAAAGACTACTTGATCCGATCCGATACCGAGTATAGGTTGAATGTGTCGAGCAAATAAGCCCGACAAAGGACAAAGGACAAAGGAGAATAAACAGTGAAGCTTACTAACGGTGCCAAGGTAGTGTGTAGCTATAAGCCGGGCTTTGGCCTAGATGGCTGGGTGGGGATCGTGGCAGAATACCGGGGCGAGTATGTGGTCTGGCGGGCTGTTCCATCCGAGACAAAGCCCGGAGAATATGAATGCATATGGGGCGATTATCATAAAACTCTAGAAGAGGCAAAGAAGCACTTTTTCAAGCGTTTCAAGGTATAGGCTGATATATCCCACGCCAGCCGGGATATATAATAGGCTGGCATTTTATAGGATAGGACAAGGAGTGATATCAATGGATACTACAGAGTATAGGATGACATCAAGCGGGCTATTCCATACACCCGGTCTTATAGCTTGGGCTATAGTTGGATATAAGACGGAAAGAACTGCTAAAGCTAAAGGTAAATTTGTAGATTTACTAGTATCTGGATATAAGCTAGACAAAGAAGTAGCTATCAAGCTGCTATCTGAGAAGGTAAAGTATAGGGTAGATGGCAGCGATGTAGTGTTTTCTTGCTAACTATATATCACAAAGGAGATAGGATATGGCTAGGGATAGTGCTAAGATATCGGAACTGGTCAACAAAGTTATCGACACATATAAGCTAGTAGAGTGTACAGATAAGCTTATCTCTACTAGTGAGAAGTATATCTGCCTATCAGGCTTTGATAGGGATAAATGGCACGATCTACTCTGTAGTGTTTGCAAGCTATCTAAAGGTAGCCTAGCATTTAAAAAGACATACAAAGGAGATAATGAACTAGCTAGAGAGTTCACAAAAATATGGATATGGCACAACTCTGGTGGTTCTATAGGTAGCCTAGTTCTAGGTAGCTTCTTATATCCAGAAGTACATAAGCTAGCAGATATGCTAGTAGATATCATGCGCAGCGTTATGGGTCTAGGTACATCTAGGGCCGTATCTAATTGGCAACGGGCACTAGGTATTTGATATCATAGGCTAACAAAGGAGATAGGATATGGTCACTAAAGCTATAAGTAAGAAGATAACGCTAGATATGGCTAGGGATAGCGTGGGCGGGCTATCGGAGCCTAGCAAGATGCCATGGTATAGCTACAGCATACCAGCTGAGCTATGTAATGTAGGCAGTCAACTACGCAAGATAGCAGGAACTAGTTGTGAAGACTGCTATGCTTGCAAAGGTAGATATGTGTTCGGTGTAGTTCAGGATGCGATGTGGCGTAGATATAATACTATCGACTCTGATACATGGGTAGATGATATGGTATCTACTCTAGATAGGTTGTCAGTTGGTGTAGATAGCAGTCTGCTATACTTCCGCTGGCATGATAGCGGTGATTTACAATCTCTAGATCATCTCAAGAAGATTGTAGATATAGCTATCAAGTTGCCACACATTAGGTTCTGGTTACCTACTAGGGAAGTTGGCGTTATCACTAGATATCAGAAGGATATATCTAGCAGCTTTCCTGATAACTTATGCGTTAGGATATCAGCTGTTATGGTTGATACTGTAGCGCTACCTAGGCAGTATGGTCTGCCTGTATCTACAGTTCACACTGAAGATAGCAAGATGAATGATCTAGCTATCAAGTGTGAAGCTGGTTCTAGGGGTGGTAAGTGTGGTGATTGTAGGCAGTGTTGGAACACTAGCACACTGTGTGTTAGCTATCCTAAGCACTAGTCTAGATATACAAGGGAGATAGGATTATGGGTCGTTCACATAGCAGTCTTTCGCAAGCTATCGCTGATATCATTAATGAGTCTATCGGTGAGACTCTATCTAGTGCAGTATCAGACTATATCTCTACTAGGCAGTTTGATATGGAACTAGATAGCAAGGTAGATGATGTAGTCAATGAGAAGATATCCGAAGCACTAGATGATCAAGATCTAAGCGACAAGATAGATAGTGATAAAGTTCTAGAGTACATCGACATAGAAGCTATGGTACAGGATGTACTAGATAACAAAATGCATGAGCAAATAGAAGAGTACCTTGGATGGTGTAGGCACATTATAAGCGATAGGCTAGATCGCTTAGAAATGGCCCAAAAATCGACTATCTACCATAGGGTGGTAGGGTGGGCCACCTTAAAATTGGGTGCCTTAAAACGCAAAATTGGGGCTTTGTTTGGCAAGCGATAATAGGATAAGTAGTGATATCATGCGCAAGGATAAAGTTCTAGGTGTGCTAGCAGAGTGTATCCTTAAGGATAGGTACACACACATTGTAGAGCTAGATAGCAATTCTCTAATCTGCCTATACTGCGCTAGCAAGTGGCGTTTTGATGATATGTATGATAGCGACCCCATCATAGACATATCAGTATACAATCACCCACTGTATCCAGATACTGACTGTAGGCTGTACTGTGATAATTGCAATAGGCAGTTTAACTTTGTAGACGGTATGTGTTGTGATGATAGCTGCCCACTGTGTTTCGAAACAAAGGATAAGGAGTGATATCAGATGATAGTAACAAAGTATCTAAAGGCTACTAATAGAAGCGGTGCTAGATGCAAAGCTACACATATAGATAGCGGTTATTATGTGATCACTAGCTGGATGTATGGGTATGATAGCATTGTCAATCACAAAGCCGCATGTATCAAGCTAGTAGATAAGCTAAAGCTATATGATGGGCAGTATCAGCAAGATATGGCTATAGTTCAGTGTGGGAATGGTAGCTATGCTTTCGGATGGTATAGGATTAGATCGGGTGATAGCAGGCTAACATTCTATCCAAAGGATTGATATCAACACATAGAAGGATAAGGAGAAGGATATGGATAAGAAGTATGTGTATATGATTCACCACAACTAAAACGCTAAAATAGGGCCGTTTTTTCAAGTGTGTTATAAAGGATAAGGAGTGATAGCAAATGATTACCACAAAGTATATCGGACCATCTAATGTTAGGGGAACTAGGATCAAAGTATCTAGTGTTAAGCAGTGGCATGATAAGCGATATATCATGGTAGCTTGGGATCATAGTTTGAATGAGGAACAAAACCATGATAGAGCCTGTAGGATAGCTGTAGATAGGTGGCAATTATTTGATGGTAGATATCAGCAACATATGGCCCGTGTTAGCATCGATGGAGGATATGCTTATGGATGGTATAGGATAGGTAGCACTAGGCTAACATTTAATGCAGTAGATAGATAGCTTTATTACAATCTAATAACTAGTAGCCTATGCTATATGAAGTAGCATAGGCTTTAGTTATTTATATATGATTAATTAAATATATAGTATTGGATATAGTGATAGATATATAGGGTGGATTAATATATCATCCCATATTAGTCTAACCTAAGTGATATATTAGTCTAGCCTAAATGATAATTAGTATATATATTAATAGAGCAAATATCATGCCAACATAGAAATATATTTTTAGATAGCACTAGAAATATTTAGATATCAAGTGATAGAGGAAATCAGTGTGGGGATAGCAGGGGGCGCATTTGACCCCCCAATCTTCAAGAAATTTCAATTCCTATTTCTTAGAATTATCTTTACTAAATTCCTAAACTTAGTAATGATTCCAATCGGGAAATCGACCTTCTCCTAATCCACCTTGATTCAAACTGCTATAATGATTAACCTAATTTTTACAGAATAAATTTTCTAAAGGATTTTCTTATGCAAATCGACCTACTGGACATCGACGATAAGGAAACCCGCAAAGCTGCTACGGGTCGAGTACGCAATCAGAATAAAGCCCTCCAACAAGTTACAGACGAAGAGATCATCGAAACGCTAAAGAAGTGCCGTGGACTCCTTTATCTCGCTGCCAACATCCTTGGAGTGCCACACGCTACTCTCGCTTACCGAATCAACAACACTCCAGAACTCCTCGAATCAATGAAGGATCAGAGAGGCAAGACTCTCGATCTAGCCGAAGCGAAGCTTATGCAGGCGGTAGACAAGGGAGAGCAATGGGCAATCACCATGCTCCTCCGTACTCTGGGGCGTGAACGGGGATATGTGGAGCGTCAAGAAGTATCCAATGTGACTACCGTCAAGCTCCAGATCGTCGAAGAGATTGTTGACGCAGACTCCAAGCAGATTGAAGTCAAGGTGACTCCAGCAGTCGAATACAAGCCATCCAATCTTCCAGAAGGATTCAATGATGCCTCCGAAGCCGAAAGGGTTGCCGTCGAATCCGACGAAGCCTGAAAAGGCCAAATCGGAAACGATAACCAAGACCTACAAGCTCCATAAAATCCAGCACGACTTCCATCACTCTGGAGCGTTGTATCGTGGATATGTAGGCGGGATCGGTAGCGGTAAATCTTGGATTGGTGCTTACGACATTCTCCGTAGAGCCATGAGTGAGGACGGCAAGGGTCGCCTCTACATGGTCATCGCTCCCACTTACAATGTCCTCCAAGACGCAACGATGAGGACAATCTACCAAATAGCCGATGATATGGGAGTCACAAAGGAGAAGTGGAAGCAACCGCCCCGACTCGTCCTAGCTAACGGCAGCGAAATCATCTTCCGATCCGGCGAAGACCCGGACAAGCTGCGTGGACCGAACATCAGCGGAATCTGGCTAGACGAAGCATCCGTGATGGACGAGGAAGTATTCAACATCTGCATTGGTCGCCTCCGTGAAGGTGGTCGAGCGGGATGGCTAACCGCTACCTTCACACCCAAAGGCATGATTCATTGGACTTACGAAGTATTCGGGCGGGGAGACAGAGAGAATACAGAACTCTTCCGATCCAAGACTTCACAGAATCCATTCTTGGCCCGTGAATTCGTTAGCGCAGTATCCAAGCAGTATTCCGACAAGCAGGCCAACCAAGAACTAGACGGCGAATTCGTCGATCAAGAAGGAGCAGAGTGGCCCAACTCTCACTTTGGAGAGTCTATCTGGTTCGAGGATTGGCCACATAATTCCAATATCAAAATTAAGACGATGGCGGTTGACCCATCTAAGGGGCGTGATGCCCGTCACGGTGACTACACCTCAATCGTCAAGCTGGCCAGAGATCAAGACGGCATTCTCTACTGTGATGCCACTATGCGCCGAATGGATTCAGAGCATCTCGTAGCCATGACGGTATCAGAAGCTGCCCAATTTGATCCTGACGGACTAGGAATCGAAACAAACCAATTCCAACATCTCCTTGCGACTCAAATCCTTGAGGAGTCAAAAAAGCAAGGAAATGCTATTCCAATCATGCAAATTTATAATAATATATCAAAGGATGTGCGTATCAGGAGACTTGGCCCATACCTTGCCAATAAGCTGATTAAATTCAAGCGTAATGAAGGCACAAGACTTCTGGTGGCGCAACTCCGAGAATTCCCACTAGGGAAGCATGATGACGGGCCAGA